TAAGAGCACCCTCTTGTGCTTTTACTTCAGTTTCAACATCTCTTGTACTTGCTCGTTGTAATAATTTTTTAGCGAGTTCTTGTCCTTCTTCTGTTTGGGCAATTTTTTCTGCTTCTTCTTGAACTTGTGGGTCATCTTCTGATTTGCCTAAAAGGTCAGCAGTAACTTTTACTATAGCTCTGTATATTTCTGCAAAACTATATGATTCTCCACCATCTTGATAACCAAGTGCCATAGGTAAAAAACCAGATGTCACTTTCATATTACTTTGTGGTATACCTGCTCTAACTTGTCCACCATTAGCGTAACCCTGTGGGTTTGTTTGCATAAAAAAGTTTAGGTGTTTAGTTTGCGGTAGGGTAGTTTTAAAATTTCTAGTGTCTGCGTATAGTCCAATAGATTTTCTCATTAAAATGCTCCGTATATTCCTGCACCCGCCATACCTAGACCTGCTAGTTGTTGAGCCATACTTGGGCCGGGTTGTTGAGAGTAACCAGTAACCATTTGTGCAGCAGGTACACCAGATAATAAATTACCAAGTGCAGCAGCTTGCGTGTATGGGAACTGCTGTTGTCGTAAGAAGTCTTGATATGCAACATCCATACCTCTCTGTAACTGTTGTTGACCCATAGCTCCTGCTTGTCTAAGACCTTGTATGCCTTGTTGACCAAGTTGCATCCCTTGTCCCGCAAGTGTGCCAAATGCACCTGCTCCAGATAGCTGTTGTGCCTTCTGTGCTTGTGCTGCTCTTAGAGCTTGGTCATAGTTTTGTTGAGCTAATTGAGTTGCAGTTCTAGCTTGTTGTTGTTGTAAGTTTCTTTCTTGTTCAGCTTGCTGTACACCAAATCTAGAACCACCGAAAGCACCAGAACGAACAGCAGCATCAGATACTCTTTGACCTGCAATATCAGATTGTCTTCTCATTTGGTCTAACACATTTTGGGTAACTGATTGTGTAAACGGATTTTGATATTGTTCTATGTCTTGTTGTGAAATAGGAGAAACTGCCATAGATGTTAAACCTCTGGCTGCATCTAAGTCTGGTTTGTATGCCTGTGATTGTTCTACTGCTCTCTGTCTAGCTAATTGCTGTTCAGATGTAAGTGGTGCTAATCTTTGTCCACCATAAGGCACATAACCCACACTAGGGTCTGTTACCGCTCTTGCCTGTTGCGTTAATTGTTTATACGCATCCTCAAGAAATGGTGGTAATTCTCTTTTTTCTGTTGTTGTATATAATGGTGAACCAAAACACATTTTACTTGTACCTCCAAATGTTACCCATATCTTTAAATCCTAATCTTTTGTATAATGCAGGTGTATCGTTACCAGAGCTTATAGGTAATTGTATTGTTAAATCTCTAGTATTTGCATATTCCTTTAGTTTTTTTAGTAAGCCTCTAGCTGTTTTAAAATTTCTATATTTTGGTAAAATATAAAACCATGTTTCAGCTAAAAACTTTTCACTGCTAAACCACCACTCTGATTCCATTGCACCTATACTACCTATGATTGCATTATTCTCATAAGCGTTACAGATAAATCCATCATCAAAATGTTTTTGAATTGTTATTGCAACTCGTGTTATGTCAGCCTCCGGATAGATATCCGAAAATTCCTCCCTAAACACTAATAATAATTTTAGCGTGTCTTTTAATTCATCGTACTTTGGTCTTTTAACTTGGAACATTATTTTCAGCTTGATTCATAAATTGATAAAGTTTTTTTGCTCCCGCTTGTCTACTACCATTTCCTATACCACGCACTGCTCTTGCTGTTAAAACAAATTCTCCATCAGATAACATAGCAGGTATATCATCAGATTTCTCTGTACCCGGCCCTAAACTCATGCCACCTGTTCTTAAATCCATTACTCCACCCTCTGCAACTTTTGGAACTAATTCGCTATCTACTTGCATGTCTTCAAAACCTTCGTAATTAGTTGGAGCTTTTACTGTTTGTTTTAAAATTAATTCTTGTAATTCTTTATCTGTCCTGTCTGGATACATTTCACGCATTTGTTTTAGCATTTCTTGTTGTTCTGCAAAAGCAATTGCAGGTGCACTAGCTGCTGCTGCTGCTCCGGCAGGAACTGCAAGTTTACCTAAACCAGATAACGCTTTACTACCACCTAAAAATTTACCACCAAGTCCTGCTGTTAGACCAGTTAATAATGCAGAACCGGGTTTTTGACCTTGTATTAACGCTCCAATACCACCACCAAGTGCAGGTGCTAAAAAAGATGAACCGGGCACAAGTATACTTGCAATACCCGAACCTGCTATAGGTGCTGCTATTTTTGCTATTTTTTTAAGTGATTTAAAAAGTCCCACTACTTACTCCTTTTTTTCTTTCTAATTGCTTCTTTGCCTTTTTTAAAAATATTTACAACTTGTGTTTTGCCCATTACTTTTGCTCTTTGTTCCGCCACTGTAAGAATTTGTATTTTTCTAGCAAATGGCTTGTTAATTTTTTTAACTTTAGCAACAGTCTTCCTAGCATCAGCAGGAGTGCTAAACTTAATACCCACAGTATCACGAGGATTTTCGTCAGTGTATAGTCTCCTGTCACTACCCTTTGGTTTTTTTCCTGTACCAACTTTAGGGTCTGCCATCTTATGTCATCTCCAAAATAGATGCAACTAAATGTATGTCACTGCCAGTTGTTGTAGCTTTTAATATCTCAGATGATTGTAAAATAATCGGATTAGATGATGCAACACTATCGTCTGCTGTATCCGTTGTCATATTACCCGTTGCTAATAATTCTTGAGAACTAGCTTTTTGTATAATTCTATTTATTTCTAAAGTAAATTCTACATTTGATGCATCAGTTACACTCAATGTGATATCGTGGTCAGCATTCTCATCTGTGTTTGTAACACGAATAGATTTAACTATAGATGTTCCTGTAGATGGTGCTGTGTAAATTGTAGTCTTACCTCTTAATTTTGCTTTAGCGTTTGTATATGTATTTGTAGACATTAATCACTCAATAAAAAATTAAATCTTTCCATAACAACTTTGTTTTCTTCAGCAGTATAACTTGTATTTAAAGTTAATACTATTGTTTCTATTGCACGAACTAACTCGTTTTGTTGTTGAACATTATATTCTTGCGATGGAGAAGGTAATCTTACATTTGTTATTTTACTCATTATCTTTTTCCGTCTGGTTGTACTTCAAACCTAATAGTTCCAAGTCTCCAGTCCTCTCCTGTAGCATCATTATTTATATCATTGAAGCCGTTGCTTTCAAGCCTTACTGCAACTTGTCTTCCTCTTGTTCTTGTATTTATTTTAGTGCTTGATGCAGAGTAACGAAAAGGGCCTTTAGTTGTTTGAGTATCTGTCGGAAAGTATCGTGATTTTAAACTAATATTTACATTACCAACTTGACCTTTAAAATCTGGTATAATTTTATTAATAAATAATATGTCATCACCATCACCAATATCAAAGTCACCACTTTCTATAAATGATGTCATTGTAGAGCCGTCATCGTCTTTACCAGACTCATGAATTAATAAAGTTGAATTAGTCCCATCATACTTAGTAGCATAAGGTAAAGGATAAGTTCCAGAGTCTACCCATGTGCTTCTATCTAAACTACCAGTGTACCAAAGGTTCTCTTGATAATTCCATATTACATATTTGTCTACTTGGTTGGATGCAGTAGAACAATAGAACCACCACACCTCACCATATGCAGAGTTAGAACCCGCAAACACTTGTTCGTATTGTGTGCTATCTATTTCATCAAAAACAAAATCCTCAACTGTGCAAGGTAATTTTCTTACTGTACCATCAAATACAAAGAATGCATCACTACCCATCCAGTATGCTACACCATTAACATCTATAGCACTGTGTGGACTTATAGCTCCACAGTTAGAACCTAATTGTTGAAAACCAAATACAAATGGTGCTCCAATAAATGACATACCATGAGCAGAGGTATCTGTTAAAATTAATATTTGTCCTCTAGTCCTTATAGCAGTAACAATCTCACTACCACCAACTATACGTTGCGAACCAGAACTATTAGTTGCAGTAGGTGTCCAATCTGTTTCATTATCTTGCGAAGACCAACGAATAAACATTGGGTCTTGTGATGATGTTTGTCCTACTGTTGTTTCAGTTCCAAAACAAATTACATGTCTGTCTGGATTTGATACTAACATAAATTTAGATTTAGTTGGTGCGTTGCTAACTTGTGCAGCAGTATTACTTGCCGTTAAAACACCATCAGATGTATTCCAAATAAATAATTTATTATCAATATCTAAAGCTAAAATATCTTCACCCCAGTTATCTATCGCCCAGTTTCTTAAAGCTATAATTACTGAGCTTGATGTGTTGGGGGAATCCCAAGTCTGGGATGAGTTCCAAGTTCCTGTACCCCACCCGTATCCAGATAGAGCTCTGTCCCTACCTGCTTGAATTTCATATTGTACTGTGCAATTACCCGTAGTTGATACAGCAGAAGAGGCGTTAGTGCCAACATCAATAGTATAAGTATTAAGGGTAGGTACTGATTGAATTTCATATTCTCCGTTTACTGTGGATGCTGCCACTCCTCCTATTGTTGCACTTGTTGCTGATATAGTTACATAGTCACCCTCATTTGCTCCGTGAGTGCTATGTGTAATTGTAAATATTGATGAGCCACTTGAAGTTGTAAAACAAGATGTAATATCAGCATCTAATCTTGTTGGTGTTGCATCAAAAAAAACACCTTCGTTGTAAATATATAATTTTTTGTTAGTTCCTAAAGCATCATAAGCTGTGCCATCTAGAGAGTTCCAAGCTAGTTGTGCTCTTGCTACACCAATAAATTCTGTTGTAGAAACTTTTTCCCAACCACCAATTTTTTCTGGAAAACCATAACGGAAACGAACTTTGTCTCCATCTATCCATCTTCCTTTGTTAGTTATGTCCGTATTTTGTTTATCAAAACCCGGCCCAAACTGAATTTTGTTATATGGCATTATAACCCTGTTGCTATAAAGAAATTAACTACAGAGAAAGGTTGCATTAGTGCATTACTAAAATCTTCACCGGAGCCAATATTACTACCACTCTGCATAGTTTCAAAACCTCCTGTTGCACCAAGACTTCTTGATGATAAACCAGAACCAGAGCCAGAACCTATTGGTGTTCTACCTTGTAAGTCTGGTAAATTAAATGTGCTTGAACCATCTCCAACTCCATACGTTGTACTAATAGCTGAAAATAAAGCAGAATACGTTGAGCGACTTACAGCTTGTGCATTACATAATAAATATCTTTTTGTAGAGCCATCTGATTTAGTTGGCTCACTAGCAAAACCTGCCATAATTATGCCACCTGCCGGAACTGTATCTTTTACATCTCGACCAGAACCGCTAAATAAATTACCCGTGATAGTAGTAGATGCAGTGATTGCTCCTGTTACATCTAAAGCAACAGAGGGACTAGAATTAAGTATACCTACTTTATCCTCTGAACCATCAACAAATAAAGCGTGTGTGTTTCCGTTTGATTCTACTCTAAAGTCTACACTAGCAGAACTTTCATTAATTGTTACATTACCACCATCTAATTCAACAGCACCTGCAACATTTAAAGTGCCCTTACAAACAAGATTATTAATACCAGTTGCAAATACATCTTTAACAAAAGTACCATTAGAATACATTAAAGCGTGAGAGCCTTGTGTTACAGCAGTTCCTGTGCCTGTGTTTCCTGTTGTAGCAACTGTTAGTGTATAACTACCTGCCGTATTGTTAAATACAACATAATTAGACTCTACAGTTGGTAATAATACATTTATATTATCAGTAAGTGTGCCAGTAAATTCTAAAACTTTTTGTCTAGTTTCATCAGCAGTAGCATTACTATTAGTTAAAGTTACATTAGAAGAACCTGCAACACTCTTAGATGCGTAACCATTTATTGATTCATCTATTAAATCAAAGTTAGTATTTGTTTTATCACCCCAAGTGTTTGCGTTTTCACCTGTAGCTTGTTTTTCCAACCTTAATCGTGTTGTAAAAGTTGATGCCATTTTATACTCCTAAATTTATTTTATTTAATCCTCTTATTGGAAAACTGTTAAACTCTACACAATATGAATCTATAACTGTCGTTGATTTATATTCTGTAGATTTTTTATTATATTCTTCATGCAATTCATACTTTGCCACTTGGCAATCCTCTTCACTTGAATATATAAATCCATTATATTTTACTGATGGTGCATTAGGCATAGATACTAAAACTAACATAAACCATATTTTAATCATTATCCACCTAATGGATTAGAAGCAGATATTTTTATTTCTTCTATTTGTACATCTTGTAATTCATTTTCTTTTTTGATTACAGCTATATCTTTAGAGTTTTTCTCAATATCTTCTTCAAGTTCCCAAGCATATTCTTCTAACTCGGTTAGAGGTTTACGTAATTTTTTATCTAACTCAGCTATATCATCCTCAGTTGCTACATCTTTTATTGCTACTTCTAATACTTTAATATCTTTAATAATGTCTTGTGTAATAGCTTTCATGTCATTGCTGTTGCCTGCAATGTCATTTCTTAAATTATCTAATACATCATTATCTAAACCAATAATTGTAGTTTCTAATTCTTTTAATTTTATATTAATGTTATTAATGGAATCATTTACTTCAGTTAAGTCAACAGTTTCATTAACAACAAATTCTTGATTTTCTATTTGGTCTAATCGTAAATTGAACTGGCCCCATGTATAGAACCCCCCTCCGATTGCCCCAATAACGCCTAAAAGTGCTGCATATGTGCTTAGTTTTTCTATAATTTTCATTGTTTTAATGCCTCCAGTTCAGCTTGTAGTTTTCTTTTTTTTGTTTCTATCTTTAATAATTTTACTCTATGCACCTCAACTGGGTCATTATCTGTGTAAGAACTTAAAGAAGTTCCTACATATATTTCTCCAGAGTAAGATGACAAATCTATTTGAAGAAATAACCCCATATTCGTATTGTTGTAAATCTCTTTTGCAGAGTAAAATGCAACTTTTTTATACGAATCGAGGTCATTCCCTTTAAAAAATAAATCCTCTTTTGATAAGTTTTTTGTTGTTTCTTTTGTTACTTTTGCAATTTGTTTTGCTATTGTTTTTAAATTCTTTTTTAGTTTTGTTTCTACATTTGCAACATCTGTTTTAACTTTGTCATCAACTTCAACCTCTTCCGATTGTATATCTTCTTGTTCTCCACTTTCCTCTGTTGATACATCGGAGTCCTCAGTTTCTGTGCTATCGGGTTTCTCCTCCTCTGTTTCATTTGTTGCAACTTCTTTTTCTTCTTCTACTGATTCTGACTCAGTAACTTCCTCCACAGTTTCTTTTTCTTCTTCAACAACCTCTGGTACGCTTTCTTCCTCCGTTGCGATATCTTCCAGTGGCTCTTCAAACTCCTCAAAAGATTCCTCAGTAAGTTCATCATTGAACTCCTCCTCAGTTATCTCCTCAAAAAATTCTTCTGCCGTAATGCCTTCTTCTTCAAGAAACTCTATGAACTCTTCTTCCATGCCAGTTTCTTCTAAAAATTCTGTAAAGTCCTCCTCAAATGCTTCTGTAAATATTTCCTCTGTAACCATTATTGGTTCAGAAAAATCTTCTTCAAAAAATGCCTCTTCAATTACAGGCATTTCTTCATAACCCCCCATATCAAATTCTTCTATTGGAGGTAATTCTTCTATATAAATTTCTTCAAAGTCAATTTCATCAAATGTAAATTCATCTCCTATAATTATTAGGTCTTCTTCGAAATATAAATCATCTGTATTCCAATCAAAATCATCTGGTATATCATCAACTACATCAATAATATCTTCGTCAATGTTATCTAATTCTTCTTGTGTATCTTCATTAATAGGTGGTATATCCCTATAATTTACATTTAGTGTAACATTATCTACATCTGGCCCACGATGAGAACCATCATAAACTGTACCGGCAGTATCATTATACATTTCTGCTCTAATTGTAAAATCAGTTTGTGTATTTGAGCCATGAGTATAAACATTTGTATAATTTGTAAATTGACCACCATTACCTGCTCTATTAGGGTCATGGTCATTTATCTCTCTAATTTGTGTAGATACTGAACCATCAGAACCTGTAATAGTTTGTTTAAGAGTAAATGTGTTTTCAATACTGTTCCAAAACCATACATCAGCCGCCATCGTTGATGTAAAGCCTTGATTAATTTGTTGTTGTGTTAGATGACCATCACCAACTAAATCAACATCTTGATAGACATTATCCTCTGTGTGTCCTTCAAATGCTAAAACACCACCACCATCATCCATACCTGTCTGATATGGAAATCCCCATTCGCTATGTGTGTGAATAGTTGTTCCGTCTGTTGACCAACCAGTTGTATCTACAGTTTCACCAGTTCCAAATGTGGAGTTGGTAAGAATATTACCTGTGTTTAATGTTTCTGCATAAACACTAAAACTAAATAGTAGAGCCAGTATGTATTTAAACATTAAATACCTAAAGCGTTAATAATTAAACCACCTGTTATACTAATTGCGTATGCCATTACTACTATCTCAATCGTCATGCACTAAAATAATAGGGTTTTCTACTATCTCCTTTTTTTCTTCAATAATAATTTCTTCTTTTTTTGACTCTGCAAGTTTTTTAGCATTTTCCTCTGCTATTCTTCTTGCTTCTTCTTGTCTTTCTATTTCTGCTAGTTCTTCATCAATACGAGACCTGTTCTCTAATTTTGACACATATGTGTTGTAATCTGGTCTCTCTAAATCATACTTGTTCCATTGTTGAATAGCTTCTTTTCCTATCTTACCTTCAAACGGACAAGGAGTGCCTGCCATCATCATCGCCTCAAAAACTCTTTCATCTTGACACAAAAGTGACACAGCCGCAATCTTCATCTGAAAATCATATAAAACTTTGGCTAAGAGAACCCTTTCACAATTTAAATCCCGGATATGTTTACCACCCGATACACCAAAAGACATAGTAGAAAGACCACCGCTAACACCCATGCTACAAACATTTTGAGACATTGACGAAAACGAAGGAGCGGAAGCTGAGTTAACGGGTACATCTGCCCCATTGGTAGTAGATGAAGTGGTACTCGTTGTTGTGTTTGTTTGTCCTCCAGAGTAGGTATTTGTTGTAGTCGATGTATAGCCACCTGTAATTTGTGTATTACTGCCCGAAGAATTTGTTTGTGCGTTGTTATCATTTGTTGAATCTGCAAATAAAGGTTTAGATACAAGAACTAAAACTGTTAAAAAAATTAATGTTACAAAATTAAATTTCATTATTATCCTATTGCTCCGTGTCCTAGTAACATTAACCCTCTAATGTTGTGACTCTTGCTTTAAGAGATTCAATTTCTGTTACTGCTTCTTTAAGTGCCGCAGTAAGTAGTGGCACTAGTTTAGATTGGTCTATGCTTTGTGGTTTTATAATTTCTTTTGATGCTTCCCAAGTAGTATCGTTTGCATAATCACCATCTGTTTTTCCTTGTGTCCACTTTGATTGTTCTACATTAAAAGCTACAATATTTCCGCTTGAGTCCAATACTACTTTTTGAAGTGTTTCAGTTGCGTCTTTTTCTCCAGTAATAGCTTCTGGTACTATTGATGAAACTTCATGTGCAAAGAAACCATCTACTGTTTTATCTGCCTGTATTTTAAAGTTAAACTTGTAAGGTTTAAGTTGTTTAATTCTTTCTATTCCATCTGATATAGTGACTTCATTTTCTTTTAATCTATAGTCTGATGAAGTGTTAAATATGGTTGATGAACTGTCAACACCAACATTACCTACCATAGTTCCATTTGCTTGTCTAAAAGCAATACTTGTTCTATCACTAGCATCTGTCGCTGTTTCATTAATAATGCTTAATGGTGCTTCTGTGCCTTTTAATTCTAAACAAGATGTGGAAGGAGAGCCACTAATACTTGTTGTTCCAATAGCCAAAACTCCATTACTATTATCAATACGCATTGCTTCAGATTCTCCAGAACCATAAATAAAAACAACTGGGTGATTAGAAGCAGACCCAAATACAGCAGTTGTATTACCAGCCTGAAATCTTGCTTTAACTGAATTTGTACTATCAATAATATCAAGTGCTGGATTAGTAGTGCTGGTATAAGTAAAATTATGAGCATTAACTTCTGTAAATGGAGATGAACCTACATAAGTTTTTACGTCACTAGCAGGTATAGTTTTCATTGTGCCACCATCATTAACAACAATACCATCAGCATCAGCCAATGTTATAGAACCACCAACAGAAGCACCACCATCTAAAAGATTTAGTTCTGCGGCAGTAGACGCTATAGCCGTACTTCCAAAAGTTAATCCTCCATCTGGTACAACAATACTACTTCCAGATGCGGCTGTGAATGTATTTGCCGTAAAACTAAAATCATCTGCACCTGCTATTTTAATATCTATTTGGTCATCTGTGCTTGCGTGAAGACTTGTATCACCATCAGCATCTAAAATTAATTCACTACCATTTAAGTCTGAATCTAATGGGCCACCTACTGCACCAGATATCTCCACAATGAAGATACTAGCACCACTTGCAGGGGCTGTTGTAAATGTAATCTGTGTACCGCCACTCGCTAAAGTATAATCCGTGCCGGGTTTTTGAA